CGCCAGCTGAAAACTCATACTCGCCAGTTTCCGGGTTTAATGTTCCGCCCAGCCTCATCTGCTGCTGCATGTTCTTCAAGCCCTCGAATGTACCGAAGTTTGCAGAACCTGCGGCCACTCCTGCAACCATACGTCCAGCAAGTGTACGACCGACGTAACGCTCTGCTGCTTCCTTGCTTGCGCCTTTGAGTGCCACCTTGCCACTTAGTTTCAATGCCTGTTTACCTGCAAAGCTACCAACGCCACCCGAAATATAGGTAGTCGGGTCAATAGCCATATTCAAAACGGTACCAGTGATGTCGAGCGCACGATGATCTGTGCCATATCTGCCCATCGCATCCATGTCGGCGGCTTCTGTTCCGATGGAGTGGGAGAATAGACGTGCTGCCATATTGTCGGACATCGTCTGTGAGAAGAACGGCTGGTCTGCAACCTTGCGAAGAAGGAACTCCGTCTTGCTCTTAGGCATTCGTGCTTGCACTGCACGCTCATAAGTAGCGTGGTACACCTCGCCTTGCAGGGCTTCCTTTGCAGCTTGCGATACCGTTCTGCCTTTCAACTCCGACGGATGCTCACGGAAGTAGCGGCTGTAGTTCAGCATCTGATTGTCCTTATACTCCTGTGGCATATTCTGCAACACAGACTGCGCCATCTTCTCCAGATTGAACGTGTCCTGACGCTTTGCAGCTCGTTTGATGTCGCGCAAAGTCTCGTCACCTCGTCGCAATGGCATGCCGTCCGGACCGAGAGGAGTGATAGATTTCTTCAGTCTATCCCAGAAACCGCCACCTTCAGCACGTTCCATGTCCTTGCGGTACGCCTCGTCAGCCGCTCTATCCTCGGCTTCGGCACGCTGCCACTCGTCCTCAATTGCTTTGCGCATAGGAGCCTCATAGTCCAGCTGCGCCTGTTTGCGAACGTCCTCGGGCTTGTTAGGGTCAAGTCCGTTCTCCTTCATGCGGTCTTGGAACTGGTGGGCGAGACGTGCCGTTCTTGCCTCATACTCGGCTTGGTTGGCCTCTATAAGTGATGTAGTGAGCGTACCGTCAGGCAATATCCACTGGGTTTTTGCCTTGCCGTTCTCATATTTCACTCCGTATGGCTGAGGCGACTGCTCGCTCTGCACCGGCTTCTGCTGACTTCCGCCGCGTGCGCCACTACCTGCTGGAGCCGGGGATGCAGTGTTGAAGCCGACGACATGAGTAGGAGTGCCAGCCATACGCGCTTGGAACTCTCCAAGTCTGCGTCGCTCGCGTCCTTTCTGTGTCAACGGCTCCATCATGCGACCAATCTTGGCATTGGTGTTGGCAATGCCCTGCTGCACCTGCTGCTTCATCTGTCCCATCTGCAAACTCATACGGATTTTGTCCTGCTCCGTCATAGGCGTGCCCTTCGGCTTCTGCTTTGGCTGTTCCGGGGATGCCGAAACGGCTGAGGCTGGCTTCCGCTGTCCAGAAGATGGGGTTTCCTTCTTGGGTGCCGGTGCCGCCTTTGGTGCATACATACTCTCGAAGTCGTCCATGCTGCCCATGTCAAGCCCCATGCCCTTGGCCTTCTCGTAATACCACTTGCGGTCTTCACCGTTGGCAAGCGAAGACTTGAACTCTGCTTCACTGCCAATATTGTAGCCCTTGGCTTTCAGTTTGCCGTAGAGCCACTTGATGTCGTCATTATCGTTTACTTGTGCCATTATCTTCTTCTGCTTGGTGGTGTATTATCTTTATTGCCTCCGCGTCTTCTGCTTGGTGGCGTATTATCGGGGACTACGCGCTTGGCATAGCCACTTTTCTTCTTGTAGGTAGTAGTGGACTTGCCGTTGGTCTCGCTGTCAGTCGTGCTTGTAGAGGTAACATCAGTTTCCTCAAACGTACCATGTTGCTTGGCAAATGCCTCCGCAGCTGCTGCCGTTCTGAACTTGTACTCACGTCCATTCTCGTCCCATGCGCTGAATTCATTGTTATTGGAACGGTCATGCGCCCTTGCCGAAGCATAATGGTCTGTGGCCGCTGCCCGGCTTGATGCAGCCGACGCTCTCTGTGCCTCACCTCGTGCCTTTTCGGTATCAACCTTTGCCTTGAAGAGGTCAGGAGCATTGTCCGCTTCTGCCTTGGCTGTAACAGCCTCCTGCTCGGCTTTAGTAGCCTTACCAGCTTGCTCACGCTGCTTGTCGGGCTGCAATGCCGCAAGCCATCTGTGCTCTTCTTGCTCACGCTGTGCTTTCTCTCTCGCCAGCTTAGCACGTTCCTGCTGCGCTTCCATTTCTCGCAAGGTCTTGGCACGCTCGTTCTGTGCGTCACCGATTTTGAGTGAGTACTGGAGGTATTTGTCCGCGTTGGCTTGTCGTTCGGCTTTCAACTTCTCCAGTTTCTCCTGCAATGGGGTGAGCTGGCTTGCCTCCTTGTGGTCATACATGTTAGGAGCACCGCGAGTAGTGAAGAAAAGATTGCTCAACGCTTGCAGACCATCGCTGACGGCTGAAACAATCTTCGCTGACTTTTCCCTACGTTCTCTCTTCTTGCGTTCCTCCTCAGTTTCCGGCTTCACGCGGTTAGCGGCTTCCTGCAAGGCTGCTATCTGCTGGTCGTAGCCCATCGNCCGGCTGGCTTGTCGGCAGGTGGTGCCACATCTGTCTTTGGTGGTTCCTTCGACTCCGACGGCTCCGGCGCATTGCCTCCGCTGTTCTGCTCAGTCCATGCCTCCGTCCCTTTCGGTGCCGGTTCTGGCTGTACAGGCTGCTCGGCCCAGTCAAGCGAACCTTTAGGTGGGGTATATCCACCATCATTGCCCTGCTCGTACTGTTCCTGCTGTTCTTCTGTCCAATTACTCATGTCGAATGTTTTTAGAAGGCTCCAGCAATCCCTGCACCTGCTTTGGCTACGCCCTGCACGGCTTGACTGATGGCTTGTGCCTTGTTAGTCTCCAAATTGTTCAACGCTTCGTTGATCTGCGAGTCGCGCTGCTGATAGGTCTGCTCAATCAGGTCTTTGCGGTTCTCCGCATTGACAGCTATCTGCGACGTTGCATCGGCCAATGCTTGTGCGTTCGCGGCCTTGGCTGCTGCTGTGCTCTCGTCAGTACCACCCATCACGGCTTGGGCACCTGCCGCCTGTCTGTTGCGGTTCCTGATGCTCTCCTCTGTCTGGGTGAGTATGCGCTGAGCGTCCGCCCTCTGCGTCGCATCCTCGTTATAACGACGGTCATACCAGTTCTGGTTGGCCTCCTTCTGTGCTTGGAGGTTCTTCTTCACTCGTCTCATCGCTTTGCTTGCGCTGATGCCGCCAAAGATGCTGCCGGCTGCTCCGAGTGCGCCTCCTGCTATGCTACCAATTAGTCCCATATCGTTTTATGTTTCAAAAGTTATAATTCGTGCGCTAAATTAGTAATGTATCTTTGCCCAGTACTTTTAACTTTTGCGCCAACGGCGCAACACAAAACATAATCAATATGAAGGGAATGAAGACCGGTGGCAGGAAAAAGGGCACACCAAACAAGGAGAACCCGATAAAAGGGTTCATCAAAACACATTCCTTGGCATACTTCGAACCCAAGGAAATAGTTGGCGACGACGGTAAGAAGCGCACAATGTCAGACTTCGATTGCGACATGATGATGCTTGCACCTGACGATCGCGTAAACGCCGAGCTTCGCTTGCTGGAGTTCCATACGCCAAAGATGAAGGCTATTGACGTTGACATGAACGCACACGTCAGCGTACGCACAATCGAAGACAAGCTGCGCGTCCTTTGTGGCGAGGAAGAAGATGATGACGACGACGAGGACGATTAAGCCAGTCTCTATTTCATCTACTTTTAGACCGACTCATTTTGTTTACTCATAGTTTTTTTAGGCTTCGACCTGTCCGTGAGGATGGGTCGTTTTTTATTCCCAAACTCTTCAACAAAAACCCCTATGGGGTTATTTCAGAAACCCCAAAGGGGTTATTAAAAACGCAAAACAAAAACCCCTATGGGGTTATTTATAAAACCCCTTACCCGTTTTTTTAACTGCATGAAAATCAACCGAAAATAAACCCCTCGGCAACTACATAATTTTCCAAGTAATCAACGACTTAAAACAGAAAACTCCACTGAAACGAATTGTAAAGAACATGCTTAAACCCTAATGAACTATGACAAAAAGCGAAAAACATAAAATGCCGTTATTCGTTGATATTTAAGATGTTGCAGCGAATAAAAACCCCTATGGGGTTATTTTAGAAACCCCTAAGGGGTTTTTCAAAAGAAGAAAACTCGACACAAATAATATCCCCTATGGGGCTTTCCTCGCGCGCGCGTATAGATATAACGAATGTTATATAAACATAAAGGATAAAGGAATATAGATATATATTATACTCCTTACGTCGTATAATACGACAACAACGACGACAAAAAGACTTCGAGTTTGAAGTTCTTTTTTTACTTTCTGAGATACTACAAATGAAAATGTCCGACCTTGCAATTGCAAAGCCGGACAAAAATTAAAAGCCCTTACCTTTGGTGCGTTCATACACCGCCTCACGTTCCGTGTCAACGTTTTTAATTCTGAATTGAACTGCACATCTTTCCGGGATGCTGTCCGGCAGCTTCGCCGCCAGCCGTGATATTATCTCGTCAATGTTGCTGAAGCCGATGTCGCTCACCTCGGCCAGAACCTCACCACGGAAGTAGGCCCGGGCATATATCATGTACTTCGGTGCTATGCGGAACAAAGCGTCCTTCCGTTCGTCAACGTCTCGAGCCATTCCCTGCTTGCTCCTGCGTGTGCTGAAGAAGATGAAGTCAATCACTTTAGCGTTGAGTTCCCACGCCGGTGTGAAGTCCAACTTGATATAACCTCGTGTGATGGTGCGCCCATGAGAGTGGTTCATGGCAAATGCAACCTCGTCAATGGATGCTTTGCAGTCGTTCTGCGCCACTGTTCCCCATGTGTGCCGGAACGTGTATGCCTTGTACTGCTTCGCTTTCGGTATGCCCATACTCTCACAAACCATCTTGATGCCTTTGTTCACACAAGCACAGAAAGAGTCACTGTCACAAAACCTTTCATGGAAGTTGAAGAAGTACTTGTCGTTTGGATCGTGCGATTTGTACTTCTCCACCAATGGCTGGATAACCGGCTCCACGCGCATCTCGATATACGCATCATCCGTGCGTACCTTCTTCGTCTTCGCCCTGTTGTAGCATAATATTCCGTTGTGATAGCCGTCCCTTGGCATTTCGAACAGGTCAACCGTGTTGATACCTGCAAGGCAAAGTATCATCTTGGCCACGTCACGCCCAATCTCTGGCACCGGGTCAATGAACTTCGTTTCCGGCAATGGAGCGGCAAAGAACAGTCGGCATTCCTCCGGGCTGATGGCAATCTTTGTCGAGCGGTCCGCCTGTGGTATCTTCACCTTGCCCCAAGGGTTCGTCCTGATACGGATGATGCCGTTGTCATAGTCGTTGTATTCCTTGATGGCAGCTCTGAACACTTGCCTTATGCACACAGGGTACATTTCCTTTGCCCTGTGCGTCTGCTCCAACGTAGCTATCCATCGGTTCACGAATGTCGATGTCAGCTGTCCGAACATAAGCCTGTTGGTACCTGCAAACCTCTCCATGTGCTGCAACGCCAGTTTGTAGTTCTTGGCGTTCCGCACTTGTCCATTGTCAATCATACGGTCTATGTGAAGTGCAGCATAGTCAGAGAAGCACAAGTCCTCGTCCTCCTTCGTCACATACTCGATGATCTGCCTGACCGTCCACCTTGTGCAGTCCACCCTGTTAAGCAGCTCACTAAACCTCAATATGCGCCTTGCGCAATATTCCGTCACAAAAGGGTCAGTAATATTCCCTTCTCGGTCAAGCTGTTTCTTAGTAACAACCTTGTCTGTCTTGATGTAGCCGGGTTTGCGGTTCTGCATCACCCGGATGTACACTTGGTAGAAGCCGTCCTTTCGTGGCGTTCTTACCGTTGCTTTGAATAGAGCCATAATTTCAATTCTATTTTGTTGTTCATCAAAAATCGTTTGTAAGCACTTGTAAGCACGACCACCAAAGTTCGTGTCAGTTTTTGTAAGCAAAGCCTACAAATTCTGCATGATTATCGTGCAGAATGTGCAGACCCCATAAAAACAATTTAGGCGGCAAGCCT